AGGTAATGTCGGTATCGGTACAGATGTAACTAGGGCTAAATTGGAAGTAAATGGTAATGTTGTAATAGGTTCTAAGATGACGTTTGGTGGTGTAGATACAGATCAATTTGGTAACACGTTCATACAAGAACGACTCTACAATGTTGATGGTAAATCTGAACTCATTTTATTTAAGGGTAACGAAACAACGGGTTCAGGTGGCCCTGATAGAATTAGATCCATAGCTCCATTACACATGTTCCAAACGTATGATTCTGCGGGACTGAGTGCAGCTGCTATTGAAGGTGCAATTGAAGGGACAGGTGTCAATACACTCCTAACTGTAAACAAATTCAGGGTTTTAGTGGGTACAGCCATAGATCCGGGTGGGGATTCAAAGCTTTTCATTAACGGTGGATTCCAGTTTCCTAAAGATCAAAAGATTATTACAGGGTCTATGGATCTTTTCTCGACAAGTACGACTCCCTCTAGGGCTGTTATAGAAACAGTTGAAAATACGGCATTAACCATCAGAAACCGAGCCAGTGCAATTTCGGGGAGTAATGCTATCGAACTTTTCCGTATCCAAAGCAGTGGTCTCGTTGGTGTAGGAACTGGTGCACCTGACACAAACGTGCACGTGTACTCAGCTTTGACTACAAATGTAGATGTACTCAAATTAGAGAGTCCCGGAACAAATAAGAAGACTGGTATACGTTTAAATACAAATGACAATTATGGTGGATACGTGAGGGGTTTCAGTGATTCTACCCACTCTGTACATGGTACTGTGGTGGGTGGGGTCAATAATAGTGTTGAAGCTGACGGTATTCATGTGATACATTCAAGTAACGTTGGTATCGGTACTGTAAACCCATTGGAAAAGTTCACTGTTTATGATGGTGTGTCACGTATACAACATTCGACTAGTAATGCCATGTTACAATTTGCGACGACCACACCAGCCTCCGCTGACCCACCCAACGCGTTAGCTCTTTCTAATATCTATGGTGATGTTTCGGGTAATGTCTACGTGGATCCATACTCCAATGAGATGATTATCAATAGTAACGTTGAGATCACCGGTGATCTTAATATCGATGGTAAAATTGATTTAGGAAACCAGGTAGCTATTGGTCTAGGTGGTGTCACGGCGTCCACGGCACTTGAGATTGGTGGTGGTATGATTTCTGGGTCAAGTAACGTTGCATGTAAGAGATATTCACAGACGTTCTCACTTGGAGTTATAAAAGCAAAGATGGTTCGTTTATTATTCGATAACCCCTCCTTTTATGCCAAAATTGTTTGTATGTTGAGAAAGATTGATGGCAAAAATCCGGCGGGTAGCGGTGACTCGGCTGCTACTTTTAGAGATATGAGTACAATGGTTTTGGAAGTACAAGGTGGTACACATGATTCAAGTACGAGTGCATTAGATGAAAACATCACAGTGGGTACCAAAAATCTATTTGGTGGAGATACAGATTATCCATGGAGTCCAAATATTAGCGTCGGGAAGAAGGGTATAATCATAACTCCCCTAAATACAAATTCAGGTAGGATATATTCTTATGACATACACGTTGAACTAATGACTTCACGCGGTGGAAAACTTAAGACTATCAAAAACAATGTCGGATTATGGCCTGGTAGTAACCAGAATTTGGATCTCGATAACGGTGAAGAAATAGCAACTTTTACTTATTAATTTTACTACGGGGGGAAACCCCGCGGTAGAAATAACATTTACGCCCTGATGGCGTCGGATATAGCTAATGCGATAACTCCGGCAATGAAAGCTATCACGATGTAATTTAATTCACTTTCTTCGAGACCAACTTGACTCTTTTCAGGTTGGATAACAGGATCGACCTGTTCCCTTTTTTTTGGAGGATCCAGTTCCTCCAAAGGATAGTAAGCTATCATTTATATATATTTAGAGATTAATTTCCTTCTTAGTTTTCTTTTGCCTGGTACGTCTGGTTCTTGTAGCCGCGACATTGACTTGCTTGACTTCACCTCCAGTCGAATCACCTGAGATTGAAATGATATCAGAAATGTCATCATCTTCTTCCGCCTGCTCTGCGGGACTAATGGCAGTGGTATTCATTGGGGGTGCAGGTGGCATCATGATACCACCCATCAGACTGGAGATATCAATCCCCGGTCCTTGCATTTGGTAATCACCCGTTCCACCGACAGGGGCATCCGTTGCGGGTCCTCCTGTATTTCTCGTCGTATTCTGTACTGCGCTCATCATATTCTTAACGAGATCTGGGTTTTGCTTCATCACATCGTTCATGTTTGGCATAACAGATTTAAACATACTGTTGGTGAGATGGAACATCATGGCTGAACCACCCAACATCATAATGAGCTTGATCTCTGGTGCAACTGTAATCTTAGACCTGTATTTCACATACAATTCTTCAAATACACCGTCGTAATCGTCTACATTCTCCATCACGGACTCGGACCACCCCTCAAGTTGGACCTCAAAGGGATTGTACCGTTTATTAAGAAACTCCAGACCAGTTACACAGGCGACCAACATTCTTCTAGAAAAGCGGACAGATTGTTCGACATCAATACTATAAGTGATACGCTTCACCTCGGATCGCAATTCATCAATATTCGAATATGCATTGAGTCGTTTATTTACGGCAAATCCCTTTTTCTCCAGGCGTCCGAGTTTATTAATAAGGTCCGCCTTTTCTTCGTCGATTGAAGCATACCCTTTTGTTGGTTTCTCATCTTCTTGTCCTGGACCAGCTTCACCATAATCCTCGCCATCATCGAAAAAATTAGCATCTTCATCACCGTCACCGTAATCAATTTCTTCGTCGGGTGTAGTGTGATTTTGAACTGTTTGCTTCGTTGGATTTACAAAAGCGTCCATACTCTCCTGTTGGTGTCCCATCTGGGGTGGGGCGAAGTTTGGTCTAGTTGGTCGTGGAACACGTTGAGGTCGTGGGGCAGAAATTTGGATTTCATCCATGATGGCCTGCTCGTCGGCATCCAATTTCATGACACTGGTATTTCCTCGATCGATTACTATCTCTTCGTCCATCTACTCTTTATACAGAAACTAAAAAAATTACCTTTAACGCAGTTTAAAAAAATCTTTGTAGATTATAAATGTTTACCCTTAATCGTGTCAGTCGCAATGCTCTCAGTATGATTGTTGTCCTTCTTCTGATAATTTCGGCCCTCGCCGCCTTCAAGTCCTCTACCACAAGCAAGTACCAACCCAGACCAATTGTCACTAAAAATGTCACCGACCAATCTATTTTCGATCTCCCAGTCGAATTAGAATGTACAGCTGGTTCAGGTAAAAAGGACAGCCCTTACTCGAAGGGTTTAACTCCAGGAGGTATTTGCGGCGCCCAGAAGTTGGTCACCGCCCATGCTGGTTATGAAATTACCGACGGAATCGGTGGATCTTTAATCTAAGCTTATACTAAATGGCGCTTATTACATCCCCTAGTCAGCTCATTCCAGATCTTCAACATGAATATCACACGGTGACTATTGACACTATTGGACAGACTTCTTCCAATACGTTCACATGTCATCTCCAACAACCCTTGAAAAATGTTGTTCAAGCCAAATTAATGGCTGCTAGAATTAATACAACAACGGCTACTAAACATTGTTACATTTCCATCGAAGAATTGGATACCATTTTTTCTGAACGTGCTTCGAACGTACCAAATGGCCAAGCCGGGGCGAGTGTTCTTCGTAATTCGTTTGCTAGTATTATCGGTGACGGTACTACTGCATTTAATTTCAAAGACAACTACCCATTAGTTACTCAATATGTGAACCCAATTCGTAGCATTGATCGTTTTACCGTCAATATTCGCAACCAATCAGGTGATGGTATTGTACCATCAAGTCCAGCTAAAGATACTTTCTTAATTATTCGTTTCGTGTGTAGAAAACCAAATTTGTAATTTTCTCCCTTTAATATAGTATACCATGTCTCCAGGCATTGTTCAATTGATTGCAGCCGGCGCCCAGGATGAATACATCGTAGGTGACCCACAGGTTTCTTTCTTTACTTCAACGTTCAAAAGACATGCTAATTTTTCACAATCCATCGAAAAACAAACCATCTATGGAGCGGTGAAAAACAACTCGATGTCCAGCGTTCAATTCGAACGATCTGGCGACCTTCTCAGTTACGTGTATTTCACGATAGACAATAATAGTACCGCCCTTGATTCTCAGCGCTGGGACACTATTATTGATAAAGTAGAACTTCTTATTGGAGGTTCTGTTATTGACACACAAGATTCTGTATTTACAGAAAACATAGCTATAGATACTTTCGCGAATAATGTTTCCAAAAGCGCCCAAGGTACACACCCCGGTGTCAGCGCTCGTTCCTATTTTTACCCCCTTCGTTTCTTCTTTTGTGAAGGGCCACAATGTGCTATCCCGCTCGTAGCGCTCAATTATCATAATGTCGAAATCAGGATTCATTGGGCTTCAACAGCTACGGATTACAATGTAGAGTGTTTTGCCAACTATTTCTACTTAGATAATGAAGAACGTGGGAATATATCAGCAAGAAAACATGATCTTCTTATCACCCAGGTTCAAAAGAATATTGCATCCGGAACAAACCTTCTAGAATTGACATTCAATCACCCGGTTAAGTACTTAGCTTCGTCTAATACATCGACTAATAGCGCTCTTACGTCACCTACGAACAAGATAAAACTCAATATAAACGGTACAGATCTTGCAAACTATCGTTGGAGTAAGCCCCATTACATCGATGTTATGTACTACTATCACACAGGGTTCGTGGCGTCCCCTGATTTTTTCTTGTACCCATTTTGTTTATCTACGAGCTCACTTCAGCCCACGGGTACCTTGAACTTCAGTCGTCTAAGTACAGTCAAGCTCATGAGTGAATCCATGAATATAATAGATCCTATATACGCAGTAAACTACAATATATTGCGCATTGAGAATGGGATGGCGGGACTTCTTTACGCGAATTAAAATACCAATCTATATTAAATGGTCAAGAATTTGCCGACGGTAGAGAGATCTACTAAAATCAGGTTCGGTAAAAATTGTACCAATGACCAGGCAGAAAATACAATTGTGTTCAATGCGAGTGAGGTTGAATTAGAAGTAGCTACACCCGGAACTACATATTTGACACCCATTCGTATAGACCCCGTACAAACTCCGGGTGGAGCTGCAAACGTTATGGTTTTATCATATAATAGAGTTACTAAAGAGATTACAGATTCGAATGCAATCGCAAGTGAAATCCTAAACTTTAATCTTGCTGGTGCGACAAAAAATGGGAATACGACCCCTTATACTATGCGTTTTGATTCATATACCGATGCGTTTGATACTACAGTCGCAGCTAACCCAACGAGTTTTGTAACTACGGGGATTATTGGTATCGCGAATAGTTCACCCACTGACACGGTGTCTGTGGGTTCCAAATTTCATGTAAATGTTGATAGTTCGAATGTACTCACCGTTTTGGGAAATACATATATTCAAGATAGACTCATAGTTAATGGTGATGCTATATTTAACGGTCTTGTTACAGCCGTACATTCAAACAATACTGTTATAAGTGATGCCATTATAGAAATTGGTAAAAATAATGTTGATGGGGATGCATCTTTGGATCTTGGTTTTATAATGACCCGTCCAGGTTCTAATGTAGCTATGGGGTACCTAGAAAGTTCTAATGAATTTGCAATCGCGTATACACAATCAAGTGCCAATAGTCATACTATAACTCCTCTAATGAGTGAAGACATTAACGTCCATGTGTACGGTCAAATTTTTACGGAATCGAATGTTGGTATTATAAATACGAGTCCCACGCATACCCTAGATGTGGGTTCAAATCTTTTCGTAGATGAATTTGGTTCAAATATTTTGGTGGTGACGGGTAATACAAGTATTTCCGCTGACTTGACAGTTGATGGGGATACTTTATTTGTAGATTCTGGAACAGATCGGGTAGGTGTAAACACGCTTGTACCTGATGCAGAATTTCACGTTGTTGGTAATGTCTATGTGACTTCAAACTTAACTGTTGACACAAATACACTTCATGTAGATGTAGTGAGTAACCGAGTCGGTATAAATCAAAAAAATCCAACAAAGGATCTCGATGTGAATGGAACAATTGCAGCTACTCGACGTGTCGACAACTCCGGTTACGATCGAATCCTTTTGGGTACAGATACTGGAAATATAATTCACGCGACTTCAAATTCACATTTAATATCTGTGGGATATAGAGCTGGTTACAATCTTCAACAATCAAATGCGATCGCAATCGGTTATAAATCTGGGAGTGTCACACAATCCCAATCCTCTATAGCCATAGGTGAAAGATCCGGTGAAACAAATCAAGGAATTAGTTCTATCGCCATCGGCGAAAAGGCTGCGTTCGAAAATCAAGCCGCATTCTCCATCGCGATTGGTGAAAATTCTGGGGGTCAAAACCAAGCGGATAGCTCAATCGCCATCGGTAAAGATGCCGGTAGCCAAAACCAGGGGCAAAAATCTATCGCTATCGGTGATGGTGCGGGTAAGATGTCACAAGGGGTCGGTGCTATAGCTATAGGATACTATGCGGGATATCCAACCGCTCAAGCAGCTGGGTCAGTTATCATAAACGGTGGAACGAGTGTCGAGGGTTTCAATAACACAACGACACAAAATGCACTTTTTATAAACCCTGTACGAAATGTTAATAACTCAAACATTTTGATGTATAATGCGGGATCCAAAGAATTTACATACGGAAATACTATACACAACACTCTTAATGTTTCAAATAACTTTACTGTAGACACAGATACACTTTTGGTTGATTCAGTGAACGAATCCGTTGGTATCAACAATGCCACACCCGACGCCAATCTTCATGTTGTTGGTAATGTATACGTGAGTTCCAATTTGACAGTTGACTTAAATACTTTACACGTAGATGTAAACAAACACTTTGTAGGAATAGAAACAAAACACCCCGATGCAACACTTCATGTTATGGGTAATACATACATTTCTGAAGATTTAACGGTTGATACAGATACATTTCATGTTAACTCCACAACCAATTCTGTGGGTATCGAAACTAAAACACCCCAAGCTAATCTACATGTTGTCGGTAACGTGTATGTTTCATCAAACTTAACTGTGGATACAGACACATTCCATGTGGATTCAGTGAACCACTCTATCGGAATCGAGACAAAGACACCCAAAGCTAATCTTCATGTAGTAGGTAACGTATATGTAAGCTCCAATTTAACGGTGAATACAGATACATTGCACGTGGACTCCGTAGCCAATTCTGTAGGAATTGAGACAAAGACACCCAAGGCTAATCTTCATGTTGTAGGTAATGTGTACGTGTCTTCTAATCTAACCGTGGATACCGATACATTCCACGTAGACTCTGTAAACAACTCGGTGGGTATCGAAACTAAAAACCCTGATGCCAACCTTCATGTGGTAGGTAACGTATATGTATCTTCCAATCTAACTGTGGATACCAATACACTCCACGTAGATGTTGAATCAGATCATGTTGGTATTAACACGGTGAACCCTCACGCCGAACTTCACGTCATGGGTAATGCATACGTATCATCAAATGTAACCATCGCCGATACAACGACCACTACTTCCAAAACAACTGGTGCCGTTAAAATTACTGGTGGTCTAGGTGTAGGTGGAAATATTCACGCGACCCATGCAAATTTTGAAGATGTTGTGGCCGATAGTGTAGTTGTCGAAGACACGACTGTATCATCTTCTAAGACAACCGGTGCGGTTAAAATTGCTGGTGGTTTAGGTGTGTCCGGTGCTTTATTTGGATCCACTGCTGAATTGGATGGTATTACTAAGGTAACTAATAGCACAGCCACAAGCTCTAAAACAACCGGTGCTCTCATCGTCACGGGAGGCCTGGGTGTATCTGGTGCTTTACACGGAAGTGTGGTGAATTTTGAAGCAGCTGAACTTGACAGTCTTCATGTAACCAATACAACTTCCACAACTTCTAAGACAAGTGGTGCCGCGCGTATAGCTGGTGGTTTAGGTGTTGCTGGTGATATTCACGCGACACATGTTAACTTTGAAGATGTCGTGGCTGATAGTTTGACGATCGAAGATACAACCTTATCCACATCTAAAACCACTGGATCGGTAATCGTAGCGGGTGGTCTAGGTGTCACAGATAATGTCTACGCCTCTAGGTTCATTGGTGATGGTGGACTTCTTTCAAATATCGCAACAACTTTACAATCCATCTCGGAAAATGGTAATACAACTTCCAATATAGTTCAATTCACTGGAACAAAAACAAGTTTTGTTTCTCACTCAAATGTTGGTATAGCCAACACACAACCCGGTCACACGTTAAGTGTAGGTACAAATTTTTATGTGAATGAAAATGGTGCCAATACAGTTGTCATAGATGGAAATGTTTCCGTAAGTTCCAATCTGTCTTTAGGTGGTGACATCTCAATTGCAGGACTCACTGTCAACAAATTCCCAATTGTAGGTTCTACAAAGTTCTTGGAAGATTCAATCATAACTAAAAATGGTCCGGATATAGTTATTACGGGTGGACTTCAAGTTACTGGTAATATCTTTCAAACTGGTAATGTATTTGTAGTTGATTCAAATAACACGGTCATTAAAGATCGGATATTGACCCTCGCGAATAACAACACACAAACTGGTTTAGATGTGGGTATTATCATGGAATACCCCGGACATAATATCGCCATAGCGCATCACGGTGATGAATCTCCCGAACGCCTCTCGATTGGTTACACTCAAAATAAACATACAGATAATCAAATTACACCTGATAGCAATAATGTAACTCTAGATGTTTTGGGTAATCTCCAAGTTCAAAATAACTTTACAGTAGATACGAGTACTTTCCACGTAAATTCAGTCACCAATCGCGTGGGTGTACTCACTGTAGCCCCTGCGTATTCCCTAGATATCCATGGAAACTCAAATGTGGCTGTCGCACGTTCCAAATCTTCGGTGGTGACGGATGGTACTGTTACGTCGAGTAAAACAACTGGCGCCGTTACAGTGGTAGGTGGTATCGGGGTGGGTGGTGACATTCACGCGACCCATGTAAATTTTGAGAATGCGACACTTGATAGTGCAACCATCCAAAATACTACAGCTGCGACCAATAAGACATCGGGTGCCCTCATAGTCGGTGGTGGTGTGGGTATAACTGGTGCTCTCTTCGGATCTACCGCTGAACTTGACGGTATTACCAAAGTGACTAATAACACCGCTTCTTCAGCTAAGGCGAATGGCGCCCTGATTGTTACTGGTGGTCTGGGTGTCACGGGTGCTATCTACGGAAGCACGGTAAACTTTGAGGCTACTGAGGTGGATAGTCTCAATGTGACTAATACCACCGCTTCTAGTTCCACTACAACCGGTGCGGCTAAGGTTGCCGGTGGTCTCGGTGTAGTTGGTAGTGTTTACGCAGCACAATATTATGGGGATGGGAGTACTCTCACAGGTCTTGTCACAACTTTTGGGGCAGTTGTAGAAAATGGTAATACAACCTCAAACACAGTCCAATTTACAAATACCAACACTGGTATAATAACGAGTGGTAAAATTGGTGTTAAAACGGCAATCCCTGTGTATGATCTTCAAGTGACCGGGAACGCACACGTTTCTTCAAATGTCACCGTGGATACAAATACTTTCCACGTAGATGCTGTAAACAATAAGGTTGGTGTGGGTACCACTGAGCCTGATAAAACTTTCCACGTTCAAGGTGACATTAAATTCACGGGAACTTTATTCGAAGATGATGCCCCATTCGTGACTTCTCCATGGGTCACTGCGGGTACGCACATCTACTATAATGCGGGGAACGTCGGTTTCGGTACAAATGCCAATATTGGTGCAAACGTTCACGTAAATGGGAATGTCTACGTGACTACAAACATACACGCAGGTCCCGACGCGAATCAAACATCGTTTCTTGGTCGCGCCGCTATAGGATATAACGGAACCGACGATGATCACGCAACATTCGCACACTTCGATCACAATAGTGGTACCAATTTCGCCCTTAAACAGACAGCCACTGGACCAACGCATCTCAATACACCAGCTTCTCAACACATTCGTTTTTCAGTCGCCGGTACTGAGAAGGCGCGTCTAACTGGTACGGGTGACCTAAAAGTTGGTTCTAACTTTCTCTATGTTGACGCATCAGAGGCGAGCGTGGGTTTGGGGACCGCGACACCGAATTCCAATCTGCATGTCGTTGGTAATGCATTTGTGTCATCGAACCTGACAGTATCTGGTGGACTTATCACGAATATGGGTGG